ATGATTTTCGTCTATTAGCAGCTTTTGATCCTAACTTGACCTTTCCAGTGACCGCTGTTTTTAATTTAGATCCAGGGTTTTCACGTCTGTATCTTGCAACTCCGGCTTTGGTCATTCCTGCACCGGACTTTGTTGATCTAAAATATTTTTTAGTTTTAGGTGGTTGTTTATCTCTTGTTCTTGCCATTTTTCCTCGCAAATGTTTTTACATTAGTGGGTTTAGGGCCAGTGTTCGACGCGGCACGTTTTCGTTTGACTGCAGAAGCCTTCTGTCCAGCACTCATCCTTGTTGCCTTTGCAAGAGGGACACACTTTGGATATTTCCTTTTGCTGCCCTTTGATCTTCCGCAAGGTTGATACTTTCCGTTCTTCTTCGGAGCACCAATGTCCACCCATTTTTCCGCTACCCATTTTCTCAGACCGCCTTGAGTCATATTAATATTTTTTTGTAGTTTTTCTTCTCGTTACTTTACCACAGCCTTTTGCTATTCCACCTTTTGCTTTTTTAGTTCTTTTCTTTCCACCTGGTGTAACTTTACCTGAGCAAACGGCACTAGCATACATATTCGCGTAAGCTGAAGGATAAACCTTAAACTTTCTTTTCGCTGCTGCTTTTCCTCTTGCACAAAGTTTAGCCATTATTTAGATTTTTTAACCATTCCACCTTTTTTCATAAAGCCCATTTTGTTTCTGACTTTAGTTGGAAGTTTACCTAAAGATTTTTTCTTATCAGCTGGAACAGGTTTTAAAACTTTTCCACCTTCTTTCATTGCAACTCTTTTGTTTGCAACCTGTGTATTATATCTTGGATTAGCCATTATTTTTTCTCCTTTTTACATTTGCATTCGTGATCACACATACAAGGTATAATCCCAAATAGTTTACATACAATTTCACAAATTTTATTTTTTATTTTTTTTATCATTTTTTTTCTTCCTTGTATCAACGAGTTTTAGTTTTCCGTCAACTATTTTAGGTTCACTTTTTAAAAACTTTTTAACCGGCTCTGGTCCTTTTTCAGCTGCAAGTTTTACACCGCCTGCTGCTGCCGCTCCACCTGCTACCGCTGCGCCAACTTGTTTATTTGTTTTTGTATCTCTAGCTCTTGCTTTTTGAGCTACTTTAATTTCTTCTTTTGCAACATCATACTTAGGAGGTGTCTGACCTTTTTTTGCATAACGCATTTTCATTTTTTGAAGTTCCACTTTTGATTTTCCAAGTGGATCTTTGTATTTAGGATCAACTTTTACTGTTCCTGATTTTGCACTTTTAAGTGCTTTTCCAAATCCTCTGATTGCTTTTCCTACTCCTATTGGCATATTTATTTTCTCCTTATTAAATCTGTTGCTTTCAAACCGTACACGCTCGCAATAACTCCCACGAATATGGTTTGATACCAAAATGGAAGGTCTGAAAAGTATTCGAAGAACAATTTCATTTTGTTCATCGCATCAGGATCTTCCGACCAAACTGCCCACGCTAATAAAACAATGGGTGCAGATAATAATATCAAAATAAATTCATCTTTCCAGTCTGAATTTCGTGATTCTAGTAATTTTCCTTGATATTCTGCTTCTCCACTAGCCATTTTCTGTGCGTGCCTCATTTGTGCATCAGACATCAACATTTTTGTCTTTTGTCTGTTGTTATAAATGTGACTTGCAGCAGTAGCTGCTAATTTAATAGCAGAGAACCACATATTAGTACCACTTAGCAGTTCTTTGCTTTTCTTTTAGCATTCTTTTTTGTCCCTGAACTTTTTCCGTCTGTGTTTCAGTCGGATTAGACATCTCTACAGGTATTCCACCCTTCTTGTAGCCGTCTTTGTCAGTGAACTTTTTGAAGTCTACTTCTTTTTTCATCGTTTTTTCCTTTTCTTGCTCATTCCCGCTTCGGAAAGCGCAATGGCAATTGCTTGTTTTCTACTCTTCACCTTTTTTTTGGATTTTCCAATGTTGAGTTCGCCTTTTTTAAACTCTTTCATCACTTTTTTAACCTTTTTTGGTCCATTTGTCATTTGTTTTTTCATTTGTCCTCTACTAATTGTCAAAATTTACCTTTGCTTGCTGAACTCCCATCTTTGCAAGTGAAACTCCAGCTCTTAATTTAGCTAAATCTTCGTTTTGTTCAAGTTTTTCCTCTTGAATTCCTTGATTCATCATTGCTTTTGCCTTGTCTAAAGCTAATCTGTTCTCATCATCTTGTTTTTTACGCTCATTTTCCATTGCTCTTAGGTCAACTTCTCTTGCTTTTAGTTTTAGAAGTGGATCTGAGTCAAATTGTGATGTAATTTTGTTTTCTTCTTTAGCAAAATCTTCAGTCATTTCAGCAATCAGCTTCGCTTTTCTTGCTTCAATCTGTTGAGTGACTTGTTGAACTTGTTGCATCATTTGAGGGTTCTGCATCATCTGTGGATTTTGTTGCATCATCTGTAGTTGTTGAAGTTCTTGTTTAAATTCTAACTGAATTTGTTCTTGTGCCATAATAGAAATATGTTCTAAAATATTTTTTTGTAATGCAGCCATAATGACAGGAGCATTTCTTACCATATTAAGTTGCATAAAGTTTAAATGCGCTTCAATGTGTGCTCTGTGATCTTGTCCAGGAAACGCTTGGAAAGGTTTAGCCCCTAATGCACTAATATGCTCTAAGCTTGGGTCTTGCGGTATCGGTTGTTGAGGCGGAGGTAAAATAGCATTAATGTTTTTTACTCCCAACGCTTCATACATTGATCGGTAAGCTTGGTACAAGTTATGAATTTGTGGATTAGTTTGAGCCAATTGTAATTGACTTTGAGCCATAGAAATTCTTTGAGTTTGAGAAAAGATGTTTGGATCTGCAACCGGTAAAATATCTACTCGCTCATCAAAGTCGGTAAGCTTAACATTTCTTTGTCCCCCTGCTACATCATATGGATATTCTTGAGGTAAATAAGTTTTAAATACATTTGCAAGAAGTTTGAATTCTTGTTTGAGTCCAACATATAGTCTTTTGTGGATCGCTGACATTACTCTGCTTCCACGTTCTAATAATGCAACCGTTGTACCCACCGCTGCTTGTTGATTCATATCCCCAACTTGAGCATCTGCAATACTTGCAAATCTTTGTCCCGCTCCAACCACAATACCTAATAACTGTAAAAGCACACCTGACGGTTCTTTGAAGGGTAGCGCCATAAAGTTATCTCTGATATTTCCTCCTGGTGCGTCCACATCTCTGAACTCACCAGGTTGAAGTGGTTGTGCATCGTCTCTAACTCGTAAACCTCGGGTTTTAAATCCCGCAGGTAAATTTGATAAGGTTCCAGCATCAAGAAGTTGTCTAAGTGCTGAAGTTGCTGTTCTTGATAAACCGCCGATCATATGAATTAAACCAAATCCATAAAATCCTAATCCTGGTAAAAATTTAAAATGAACAAAATAATTAATTTTATTTTTCTTTGTATCATTCTCTAAATAATTTCTTCGAATCGATAAAACTTTTCTTGAATCTTTTTCTACAGTAACCACATACGGAAGTTTAATACCTGTCGGTTCTCCTGAAGCATCTATATCTTCAAAACCTTCAAGATCTAAATTAACGTGACACTCAAGTAAGGTATAAATGTCATCTTGTTTGGTTTGTTTGAAACCTTCTAACTCTTGTTCTTTTTTATCAATCTCATCACTGTCCATTGCAGGTTCCGTAAGTTCAATGTCTCTATAAAATCCTGCAACTTGTTGTTTTCTTAATTCGTTTTCAGAAATTTTAATTTCGTGAATCACGGATTCTGCATCATCTAAACTTGTTGCAGAATAGGGCACTACCAAATCATCGGCAGGTATAAATTTAGAGACCGCTCTACCCAAAAGTTCATCGTAATAAACTTTTTTAAACGTCGATCCGCTTAAGGGGAGATAGAAAAGCATTTGATCGAACTCGGGCTCATACTCTTTCATCTGGTCCATAATTTGGTAGTTCATAAAATCTTTAACACGATTCGCTTGGTCTTGTTTTTCTGGAGTGACCACACCTAAAATTTGAGATCGTACAGGTCCGTCTGCAGGTAAGAGTTCTTTATAAGCTTGTGCTTGAAATTGAGTTACGGATTCAGCGAGAACCGGGTGAGTGACACCTGATGCACCTCTAAAAGGTTCTGTTCTTTTTTCATATTTAAATCCTAAAAGGTCTAAACCGTTTTTGTAAGTATCTTCCCAATCTTTTCTTGATTGTCTATAATCTAAATAATCCGAAGTCATCTTAGATCCAATGGGGTCTAAAATTTCATCATCAAGTAAATCTGCTAAATTTTCAAAATGGCTTTTAGATTCCATTCCACCCATAGCTGTTGGGTCAAAAGAAATTTCTGCTCCACCGTCTTCAGTTTCAATAATTTCAGGACCTTCGGTTTCTTCTACACGTTCACCGATTTCAATTTCATTTTCAGGAGTAACTACTTCGGTTTCTTTAAACTCATCGTCCTTGGTATTAGGTAATGCTTTATCTATTTCTGCCATTTAATTAACCTATCTTGTTCTGAATAAACTTTCAACACCTTGTGGCATCGGCCCTCTCTCAGGGGGTATAGTATCAGTTAATCCACCTTTTGCAAATGTTTTTTCATATCGAAGTCCGAATTGAGGTCCTTGCCCTTCTCTGTAGCCAAGACCAAAAGTTGTGTTAGGAGTTGCCGTTGTACCAAATTCAACTCCGATTTGTTTGTCTCCATCCTTTAATTGATTAAACATAATATCTCCTCGATTCGTAAATGCACCTAATCCATAACTTACCGTATCTTGTGGTGATCCAAGATAGCTTTCTATGGTCATATTTTCATTTGAGAAAATAGGAAATACTTCTCCCGATCCACCTAAAAAGGGAGTACGTCTAATAATTTCTCTAAGCGCTTCTTTTGGATCGTTGGTTTGAAAAACAGGAGGTGACCCCGCTAGACCGCCACCTGATTTACCTTCTCTCAAACTTTTAGCGATAGACTCTAGTCCTTCGTAGCCACCTAAAATTTCTTCTTCCCACTCTTTGGTGTAGTCATCGGGCCCTGCAGAATAATAAACTTTCTCTCCTTCGTAATATTCATCAGGTGGAACTTTACCTTTAGTAGCTTCATCTGGAATTCCTTTTCTCACTCCCATTCCAGCTTCAAATCCCCTATCACTTTCAAAGTTAATTTGTACTTCATTAGGTCCATCCATCACTTCAACTTGACGACCTGTCTTTGGATCTCTGTATTCAAAAACATCTCCATCACGAGTCTCTTTTGTTTTTTTACCAAACTTTTTTACACCCGCAATAACATCATAAAAAAATTCTGGCATACCCTGTTCTTTTAAAACTTTAGGAGAAACGACAGATGCTTTTTTAGCAACTTTAAAAAATTTACCTAATACAGGTAACGCTGCCAATCCTCCCATTAATTTTAAAAATGATCTACGGTCCATAGCCATATATATCCTCTAAAGAACCTAAGCCTTGAGCACGCTTTTCAACTTCTGCTCTACGTTTGGCTCTTTGTTCTTCTAATTGTTGTTGCACTCTTTTCAAACCGGGCCCTAAAATTCCCTCTGCCTCTTGCCTAGACATTGTTGAAGGAGCTTGAATGTATCCCATTCCTCCAAGTTCATCTAAACTTTCAGTTTGTGGAACACTTAAAACTTGTCGTGCCTCTCTTTCCTGTGGTGTTAACATACTTTGTTGTTTAAAGCCACCAATCATATCCGTTCCAATCAATCCATATTCTAAAGCTTCTGGAAATGTATAACCTTCTTGTAATTTTGTACCAATGTCTGCTGCAGCGATATACGCGAAAGCAGGTGGTAAAATTTTAGCAGCTCCTTTTCCTAAAAACTTAGCTCCTTGAATTGCTTTTTGTCTTACTGGTTTTGCAGCTAGAGAACCAACAGCGGCTGAACCTAAAACATCTGTTGTGTTTATTCCTTTTTGTGTAACTTGGTCTGTTGTATCTGCAAAAGATTCAGTTGGATTAAAAACAAAATTATAAGCTCCTGTTGCAACCAAAGCAGGCACCATTAATTTTCTTGCAGCAGGATTTTGAATTAAATATTTGTTCATAAAATTTGAAAAAGTTTTAGGATTTATTTTTCCTGTTTTAGACATATTGGCTAATGCATTAATATTAATACCTGCATCTTTAAAAAGTTTTTTTATTTTAGGATCTTCTTTTCCATAATTCTCAATTAGTTTTGTAAATTTATTTTGTATGTCCACTGATTTATAAATATCAGGCAATAAAGGAACATCTCCAATTTTAGCTGCACCATAACTTAAAAATTTTCCACCTTTAGATATTTTACCAATATCAACTCCAAGATCTCTTCCTATTTTTTGAATAGCAGAATATTCATTTAGTAGTTGTTTTGATCCAGGTTCTTTTTGTAATCCTTCTGCAACCTCTCTAATACGATTATCTAAACCAACCTTAAAAGTATTTACTCTTCCTGGAATTGGTCTGACTCTAATTAAATTTTCTGGATTAGTTTCTTTTTTAACATCCGTTAAAAATTTATATGATATTGGATGGTCAAGTTGTAAACCTAAATTTGGAAATCTTTCTTTGATAGCATTATTTAATTTGAAATAATCATTTATTTTTTCCATCGCAATTTTATATTTTTTAGGTTTATTTTTATAGGCGTCAGAAACTAAATCTCTAATATCTCTTTCGTAGTAAGAACTAAAATCAGGAACATCTCTTATTTTATCTTTCAATAAAGTTAGTTGATCAACACTATAATCTTTAAAAACAGATCTGGGCATTGAAGTTTTTTCAACTTTATTTCCAATAGCTGATAAAGATCTTTTGTATAAATTTGCTAAAAGATTATTTGCGTTTTGTCCTGTTCCTTTTAACTTTTTTTGCAAACCTTTTAATGTAGGTTTTTCGGTATTGAGAATATAATCAATTCCAATTCTTTGTTTATCAAAAACAGTTTTTTGAACATTTTTTACATCACCACTATCTATGAGTCTTCTTAGTACAGTTGGATCTGTTTTTGAGCCAAGTTCAACTTCAATTTGATTAGGTAATCT